GGCTGGATAGGATATGTCTGGTCTTTAATAAATCTTTTTAGTGGATTAACAATTAACCACTTACCTAGCATGGCAATAATTCCTAGGGCTAGAGAAACTACGGACAGAGATTCTAACAGTGTCATAACGTAATCACATCATAGCCAGCAGCCTCAAGGTCATCCTTTTCGGCTTCGGTTACTGTGTATTCGTGTCCACCTAGGTAGTAAACATCTGCAATATCTAAATCATCTTGCGATGGGTATTGCTCTTCGTACCACTGGTTGTCAATTTTGTAGACAGTAATACCACGCTTAAGTGTGTATCTCCAGAACAACCAGTGTCCTCCAGCAGGACCTTGGTCCACTGTAGGTGGTACGAATAGATAAGCCATTATGTTTTCCTTCTAGTTTAGAAACATAACCCCACCCCTAAGCCCGTTATATGACTTAGGAGTGAGATTAGTGTCGCTAATTAAGCAATACTTGAAGCAGACTCAATGCGGAACAATGCTTCCTGACGGTAGATAGCGTGTCCTAGAACACCGTACCAACCGATTGGACGCTGACGCATCAACTTGTCAACGACTGGACCGATAACCACGTGTGGTTCTTCGGCTACAGCCTCAGCAAGTGCTTGCTGTCCTGCAAGGAACGTACGGTATACAGGAATGCTTGAAGCACCGTCTGCACCCTTACGTAGACGAGGGGACTCAATGAAGTAAGCACCTTCAAAGTTTCCGATTTCGCCAGCCCAGATGTTACTCTGTGCTGAGTACTCGTGCGGTAGACGCCAGTTAGCGGAACCACTCTGAGCACGGAGGTCATGGGATACTTCTGGGTGAATACCACACCAGTACATTGAACCCTTACGTCCGTTAGCCTTGTTGGTACGCAACTTGGCAACAGCCTTACGGATATCTGCAGCAGTGATTGTGTCATCTGAAGTGATACCTGAGGTTGTTGTTGCTACAGTTGAACCACCAGTTGCGTATAGTACGTTAGTACCAGCAATTAGGGCATCCTGTGCAAGTTCGTCAATGCTATCAGCCATGTTGAATGCAAGGATATTTGCAACAGCAGGGTCAACGTCTGCAAGAGACATCAACTGCAACTTGCGAGTTACTACAGTTGCGTTACCGTATTCGTTTAGAGTTACGGTTACGATGTCTGGAGTAGCAAGTGCTACTGCTGTTGGGTCTACATCTTCCGACAAAGCAGTCTTAGCAACAGCAAGGTCGTTGTAGATTTGTAGCGCAACACTTGAACCAGGCATTGCCTGACGTGCTGGCTTCTTGTCCGCTACGGAGCGGATGAGTGGGGTTGCACGCAGTTCAAATTCAACAAGACGGTCGTACGCCTTCTGAACTAGACCTGCGGCGTTTGATGGAGTGAAAGCACCAACGTTGTTAGCGGAAGCGTAAGCGCCACCACCAAGACCACCGTTAGTTGCTGCACTACCACCTGATAAGCCTGTATTCGGCATAGTATATTTCCTTAGGGGTTAGATTGATTTGCGATTATTCAACGCCTTGGCTGTAGAGGAAGTTAAGTAATTCCTCCGCAGAGCCAGCGTTATTCATGATGTTGAATGCATCATTAACATCATCTGGAGAAATAGCCCCAGATGTTACTGCATCTATTTGACGCAAAGCAGCAAAGTCTTCACTGTGTGCTGCGTTTTGTTGTACAGGTGCAGCAACACCAAATAGTTCACCATTGTCAGTCAGCCAGTTACTGATGCTGTCCGAGGACATTTCAATATCTGCTGGAATGAATTTGGCAACCTTTGGGTTGACACCTTTCTCCGCCAAGACTTGGCTGATTGTTGCTTCTCGCTGGAATTTGCGCAATGAATCCAATTCGGCTTGCAACTCTTTGAGTTGTTTGTCTTTCGCACGTTCGGCACGGCGGACTTTCTTAAGAACATCATCAGATGAACCACGTGATGGTTCGTCCGAGTAATCCTCAAACTCTAAGTCATCGTCCCAGTCTTGATTATTGTTGCTCATCGCAACTATCTCCCTTACATTAGTTGTTGTTCGTACATGTCTCACTCCTACACAGGGGTATGCAGGTTGGTATGTACTACCGCTCTTTTACTCGGTGGGGGCGGTTAATCCACCGAGAGTTTGTTATACTTGTTTCTTGCGACCTAGTGAACCAGTTGCAATGCCAGACTGTCCAGCAAATTGTGCACGAGCCTGTGAACGTAGTTGTCTAGCAGACTTAGACTCAATACCAAGTAGTGCTTCCTGTTCTAGTTCTGTTTGACTTGGTCCAGTCTGACCAAAGGTACGAGCAGCCTGTTGAATGCCAGTCTTCTCACGGGCAACTTGACTCAATCCCTTGGCTGCTATTTCACGAGTAACTCCACGCTTTTGAAGTTCGGAAACATCAGAGGCTAGGCTTATGCCAGCAGTTACTGCTTCTGTTAGAATCTCAGCCTGACCAAATCTTTGTTTCTGTGTTAGTGCATCGGTTTTACCAGTAAGTAAAGCGTCAGCCAGGTCTTCATCGTTTGCAGCAGGAAAGAACTTTTTAATCTGTTCTTTAAGTCCAGCATCGGCACCCTTAACAGCGAACAAGGCGTTGTTGATTCTATCTTCAACTTCACCTATTGAGTTTCCACCTTCAATAAATTTCTTGATGCTGTCAGTCTTTGCGTACTTTTTAAATTCTGGAACAGCAAGCAACCTAGAGCGGTACTCATTTTCTGCGGTAATGTAGTCAGAGATTGAAGAGTATGGTGCTTCAAATCCTCCCTTAAGGGCATCTTCATTAGCCTTTAACATTGCAGAAAAACGTTCTGTAAATTCCTTTGGTGCTTTTCCAGATTTTAAAATTAAATCTGGAACTATTGCAGCATCAATACCAGAATCAATCTGTGGCTTTGATATGTTAAACAATGCTTGAATCCAAGATTGGTTTTCTCTAGCATTGACATCAAAATTTAACAAAGACAGGTAAGCCTTGAATACATCAATGTTATTTTTGTATGCTGTTAATTCGTCAGCCATTACGCTCCGCCTCTAAATGCTCTAACAAAAGATAGACCAAGGTCTGCTGCTTCTCTCTTCGCTGTGGTTGTGCCATTAAACTCACTCATCTGACGAACCATTTGATTTACAGTTCCCATATCTGGCAACACATCTGAACCAATAATTTTTTGCATAACACCATCAGTTAGTTTTATTGTGTTAGGAGTTTTGTCCAACATTCCTTCAATAAAGTTTGTGTATGGGGTAAGTGCTTCCCTAACCGTTAAACCTTCTAAAAGATTTGGAGTGTTATCGTTGCGCAACTTATCTGATAACGGCTTAAACAGATTGATTGCTTCTTCCTTGTAGGAGCCAAGCACATCGTTTAAATTTTCTCCCTTTATGATGCGAAGAACGTCACGATTAATTGTCTTAAGATTCTTAACTAGTCCCATATCGTTGGCATACTGTTCAATTTGACTTTGAATGCCAAAGGCATCACCTAGAAGTTTTGCATCTGGGTCTTTCTTTAAGTCTGACTTTAATGTTTCGTAAAGGAAATCCTGCTTGAATTTATCTTCAGAGAATCCAGTACCTTTACCCTGTTGTGCTTGCTTGGTCGCAGCCTTTTGACCTGCAATTAACTTCTTGTAAAAGTTTTCTTTTTCCTGTTTTGTGGCAGAACGACCAAAGGTAGTTGAAATTGCGGATTCAATAAAGAAGTCAGCATCAGCACGAGAGGTGCCAATAAACTTTGGAGTTTGAGGTCGGTATCCACTTGGTCCTGGTGCACTTCCTTCTGGAAGGTCATTCATCTGTTGCTGAAAGCCAGCAATAATATTCCAAGGAGTTGTACTGTTATTGGCAGCATCCTCAACAATTTGTTCCCAGAAAGAGTTTAATGTTTTCTTTCCATAGGTAGCCTTGCCCCACGATTCGTAGGCAGACTTAACAAATGAGTACTCAGGTACCGAAGGACTTAGGTAATCTTTGGCATCACCGACACTGCGGTAGGTTAATGTTTGACCGTAAGCACCTTCGTTCCAAAGAATGTCTGTTGACTCTCTTCTGGAACCGAACTCATTACCCTTGAACTTAATCCCACTGTCAGTCTTACCTTTATTGCCACCTTGATTTGGAACGTAATTAAATCCACCAGGTGCTTTTGATTGCGTAGGAGTAGGGGTTGGCGTAGGAGTAGGTGTGAACTTTGGTTTAGGGTTCTTTGATTTACCTGGTCCTGCTGGACCTGACATTTCACTCATTATTTAATCCTCGCTAGTTCGCCATCTGAAAGCAGTGGGTCCCTCTTTAGGTAGTACTTTGCTATTGGTTCAAACGTTGGTTCCCACGCAATCAACTGGTTAAGTAAATCTTCTTTTTGGGCAACAAGGTCATCAAAGGCATTAGTGTTATAGATGTTTGTCTTTTCGTTATCTGATATACTCAGACGTTCTTCAACCATTGGCTTGCGGTATTCCATGTAGTAATACAAAGCCTCTAGTGCACGATTGTTTTTGACGATGGTATTGACATAGTTCTCGTCACCCATGGCTTCAAGAATAATCTGAGTGTTTAGGTTTGACTTACCCATATTAAAGACTGAACTATCATTAGCCCAAATAGGATTACGCTTTGCTAACGCATCTTCCGCAGCCTTTAGGTCTTCGCCGTAGATATCCTTAAACTCTTTTGAACCAGGAATAATACCGTTGCTTTCAGCCTCAGACTCATACTTATCCAGCAAGGTAAAGTATTCGTCATAGCCCATATCAACAGCCATAGCACGTTGCTCAGCCTCACGATTTACATTCGCACGTTTAACGTTTAGTTGGTATAGTTTTGCATTTGCTGTTTCGGAGAAGTCTTTGTTTCTATCTCCCATGTTAAACAACATACCAACAACTTTATTGTCTGGTGTTACGTCTTTACCCATTGACGCTTGGGTTAATGTGGTCCATAGGTCCTTGTTGTAGTTGATAGCCTTAACTGTTTGTGGAGTTGCTATCACACCAAATGGATTTGTCTCACGTGTGTTGCCCTCAGCAATAGATAACGTATATGAACCGTATCTTTCAACAGAACCATCGGCTGCAATCTTGGTGTTATCAATCATGAAGCGGTACTTGCCCTCGTCATAACCATACATATCCTGATACTGGCGAAGTTCTTTTGCCTTAATGTCAGCATACTTTTCTATCTTTATGGAACCGACAGGTCCAAGAAACGAAAAGAATGCTTCCCACATATTTTCTTGGATAGTAAGACCAATAGCCTGTTGTGTTAAATCAGCAATAGTGGTGATTTGGTCAAGATAGGTGATATCGGAATCTACACCTTCAACAACTTGCTTGTTAGCAAAGTCTTCGTATAGGAACTTGAAGTTCTTATTAACTCCAGCAGCAAAACGATTGGCTGCTGCTGGGTCTAAGAAACCAGTGACATTGTTTGCTAATGGCACATCTTCACCTGCAGTTAATACAGAACGCATCCATGCGTTTGGATTAATTAAGAAGTTAAAAAACTTGTCACGTTCAGATACTGGTGCTCCAGTCTTAACGTAACCAGCAAACAAGTCACGAACCTTATTTGGGTCTACGCCAAACTTAATTAGTAGCGGCTCTGGGTCAACCAATGAACCAGACATTCCAAGCAATGCAGCACTTGCTGCAAAGTCATAAACTGGTGCACCAAACTCTGGCATGATTGGGTAGAAACCATTGTTAATCAAGTCGTAAGTTCCAAGGGATGCTGACATTCTGTCACCCTCAGTCATGCCCATCTTGGAAGCAATGGTCTCAGGCAATGTAAACTTTACCGCAGCACCCTTAGGGTCAAACGGATTTACAAACTCTACATCTTGTCCATCTTCATTCTCTACGTCAAAGACACGAGACGGAGATGACCAGATAAGAAAGTAACGTGGTATAGCCTGTGGGTTTCTAGCAGCGTAACCAAACCAGAAGCGGTTTGAGTTCTGCTTAGCCATCCAGAATGGAGAGAACAAACGAAGTGTTTCTGCTGGGTCAGTCTTGCGCTGTACGGAATACAATCTTTCCATTACAGTCTTGTAAGCAGCACGATGTGCTGACTCACGTAACTTATCTGCGTTGGCATTAATCCAGTCATCGCTACGACCAGCATCTTTCCATAGGGATGCTATTCTTCTAGACTCTGCCTGGTATACCATTCTGTAGATTGGATTCTTTACAGCCAAATCTTCTGGCTTTGTTCCAATGATTTCAAACAGTTTTTGTACGCCACGTTCCCAAATGTTTCCTGTTTCTTCTTCAAGAACATTTCCACTAACACTGACACGTTGACGTTCAGGAATGGCATTCATGTCTTCAGCGGTTAGTTTACCTTCAACAGCCTTAGCACGTAAGCCAGGTACTAACTGACCTGACTCTTCGGCAATAATTCCAGTTCCAGGAATAACTTCACCACGGCGAGTTAGTATGTAGTTACCTGCGTCATCAACTAATGGTGCAACAACACGACCATCAATGCCAAAACGTGGCAATGTTCCTTCTAGGAAAATGGCATCGTTCTGTACTAAAAGACTAATTGGGTCATTAACGTCATATTTGTTTTCAAGGTTACTGATTGTTATAGCCATCAACTCACGCCATTTAACAGCCTCAGGGTCATTTGATTTAGCCCACGCAGTTACCTTTGAAATTGACGCTGGGTCTGCAGTATCAAGAGTTGTTAACTTCTTAGTTACTGCATCACGAAGTTGACGATTAGCATAGTCTGCAGCAATAGGTGCCCACTCTGTATTTAGCGTAGCAGCGGTAAGATTGCCTTCTCTTGGGACAACATTAAACGGGGATACTACATCTTGACGTACACGTCCGTTAAGAATGTTACCAATTACCACACGGTCTGCACCGAATACGGTAGCAAGAACGGTATTTGCGGAACTAATTTCTTTACGCATCATATCGCCAACGATTCCAGCGAAAGAGTCATCCATCATCAAGCCACTTTTAGTAACTTGGAACTCACCTTCACCGTATCGCTCAAGACTACGTAGAACATCTGTCTTGTTGATAAAACTTTCAGCCTTATTGCGTGCGGTTGCTTTTAGAATTGCAGCATTGGCAGTGTTTTGAATTGAAAAATCCATTTGCTCAAGCATCTTGTAGATAAATCCAAGTTGAACTTGAGCACCGTTAGGCACGGTAAAGAAAAATTCCTCTTTATTAAAAATTTCGTTAATAGAATCTCGTTCTTTTCTAACTCTCTTTTGTAGTTCTGCAAGAGTATCAAGTACAAAACGCTCATCAGATGAGGCTAGAATATCAAATGCACCAGCATGGTCTCCATCAACAAACTTTGATAGCAGTTGCTGGTCAACTCCATCTGGAACATTCTTGGAATCTAAAATTCTGTAGCCAAATGTTTGAGAGAATCCTCTAATGTCATCCATGATTGGAACTGCTGGTCCACGACCAGCGGCATATGCGGTTGCTATGTCATCGGCAGAGTTTAGAGCCTGAGTAAATGTTGAAAATACTGAGTCGCTTGTGTTAAATAAAGCATCGGCAATGCGAGAGTTTTCAGCAACTTCTATATCTTTAAATTCTTCACGGTATTTGTAAAGTAAATACTTTGACTTCTGTGCTTCAAACGTTTTTTCTTTATTGCCAGTGTATCGTTGCCAAACACCTCTATCAAAAGCAGAGGCTAGGACTTCTCTAGCAGGTACACCGTAGTCACGTGACCACTCTAGTGATATAGCAAGACCACGCTGCCATCCATCACCAACGTTACGAGTTGCGTATTTAACGCTTGCAAGAGTTGTTGGCTTCCAGTACTGAGTATAGAAAGTATCTAAAGCACTTAAAGATGTGTCCCAGGCTTTCAATCCTTTTTCTGGGGCAGATGCAATTTTTTCTGTGTACAACATTTTTCTGGACTTTTCGTCAGAAAATAAAGAAACAATTTCTTTCATGTCCATGTCTTTGTAACGTGGGTTGCTTACAAGTTCATCAAACATAGCCTGTAGTGATGACCTGTTTTCACGAACTGATTTAGAAAACTGGCGAATGTCAAGACCAAAGTGTACGGCTGGAACCTGAGGTGAACGTGAAGGTGTTTTTGCAAAGATTGCTCTTACCTCAGCCTTGGCAGCCTCAATATCTTTTTGTGTTACCTTTGAGCCTGTGCCACGCTCTTGAGCAATCTGAAATGCGATTGAATCCTGGAAGTCTGAAAGTTCCTTTACGTACATTGCGCTTCCAAAGCCATCATCAATGGTGTAATTTTCATCAACAAGTTTTGTAATCATGGAATTACGATGGGCAGTGGACTTGCTTGCAACAATTTGCACAAGTTCATTGAATGTCTCCATTTGTTCTGGAGTTGCATTCTTAGGAATTGTAATTTCTTTTTTAATTACGTCAACAATAACTTTTTCGTCAAGTTCGTCAAAGGCTTGTAACTGCTGTGTCTTCTCACGAAGGGAAAAAAAGTTGTTGTAAAGTTCACGTTGTTCATTACCAGACTTGGCTGTTGCTTTTCCGTACTGGCGTACACGAGCAGCGTATTCAAGATGTGAGCGGTCACCAGCAATACCGCCAACAGTTGCGTAGTATGCAGGATACTCTTGTAGCATCCCGCTTGGATTTATCCAGTTTGTTACATAAGCAAACGGACCAATGCGTTCACTTTGCCAGTAGTTTGCATCATTCTTAATTGCGTTCTTAACTCTGCTTTGTTCAATTACTTTAAAGCGTGATACGGTCTGTCTTCCAATGGAGCCAACAGGTACTTCAGCAATAATGTCATCAAGTACTTCAAGGTTAGTACGTACGGCTTTAACTTCTCCACGAAGTCCATCTAGGTCTTTTACCAAGATGTTGCGGCGGTAGTTCTCAAGAGCATTCTTGCGCTGTGTACCAATTAAGAACTGACTTGAGCCACTTGTTATTGGCTTACCTTTTAAGTCTGCAATTTTTTGCTTAATGCTTGCAACTTCACCAGTTATATTACTTAATTCTTGAGCGGTTAAAGTTGTATCGTAAGCAAGTTCGTCTATAGTCTTTGGGTCACCAATGCCAACTTTAAGTGTGCGTGCTAAAGGTTGATAGTCTCCAGTATCGTTACCGTAACTTGCAGTCTTAGCAACTATTTCAGCCAATGGACGGTTTCCAGCCATCATTGAGTGCCTAGCAATTAAGGCTGGGTCACCAGCATTTTCTTTTGCAAAACCAACGAATGTTGACCAGTCATTATTTACGTAATTAATTACAGCGTCATCAATATCTTTAAGCGTTTGGTTCATTCTCTTGGAACTTACTGGTCTTGTAATGTACTTTCGTGCACCAAAACCAATTCCAGCACTTGCCACAACACCAGGGTCAAGCCACCAGGCTATTGCTGTATCTCCACCCCAAGTAATCCAGCGTTGGATGCCATGGTCAAAATACTCAGAAACATCCTTTTCACTTGACCAAATAATTTTATCTGTTCCTTGAGTACCATTTACATTGTCACCAATGTATCCAACAAACGCTTGCATCGGTGATACACCACGTGAATCTATCCAAGCCTTGCGGAACAGTTCTGGATTTGTTGCAGCCGAAAGCACGTCATAAGAAAGAAAGGGACCTTTAATATTTTGTGATTCACCAATCGCTTGCTGTTGGTATCCATCATTTGCGGCAAGCATAGCCGTTGATATTGGTCGTGTAACAAATGTTTGAATGGGCCAGAGAAGTGTATTGTTCGCTTTGACTTGAGCATCATTAACAGCAAATTCTGCTTCTTCAGTAATTTGTTGTGCAATGTCAGTTGTTGGTACGCCTGATGCTGCGGTCTTTTGACCAACATAACCAAATGTTAGTCCCTTTGTTAAAGAAGGTATTGAGATTTGGTCAAAGGTACCACTTACAGATAGTGCTAATCCATCAATAAACTTTTGTACACGACCACGCTTATCACGCTGGTTATCATAAACATCAAATAGTGACATTAGCGCACCCTCACTAGATTACGCTTGTATAGTTGACCATTATTCATGGAAACAATTTCATTAATAAATCCATCACGGTCATCTTCAGACTTCCATGGCATTGTCGCTAGTGTCATAACTAGGTCTGGTTCCTCAACGCCAAAGACATTAAGGAACGATGTTACGTTATTGACCAGTAGCATTTATGTCATCCAGACGATTGACTGCCTCAACATATTTAACAAACGTTTTAAATATCTGAGGTGTTTCCTTGATTTGTGCAAGACGTTGTAGTTCTGGTAGATACTGAGTTGTTATGGTAAAGCGACCAGTTTGAACAGAGTCTGGTGTGCTACCTGGACCAACACTTATTCCTTCGGTAACTGCTTCGTTAGGACGTTCTGTTGGTGCAAAGAGTGAAGTAATTTTATTCATCTCACTACCTGATGGTTGTCCTTGTGCCTGTACGGGCACTGGCGGTACAACTGGAACCTGAGAGGTAGGAACTTGACCTGGCTGGATAGGGTCCATGTCTGTGCGCTGTGAGAGACTACCAGGACCAGATACTGGCTTTGCTTCAGTATTCGTGCGCTGTGTACGCAAACCACCTCTTGCCATTATTGCCCTCTTTCAACTGTCTGGGTTTTTCCACCAGTATTAATATCAAACTTCTTAGCAACTTTCATTGCTTCTGGAATGGTTGCACCTTGAGCAAGGGCACCAAGTGCGTATGCCGCACCAGTTCCTATGCCATATAAACCAGTATTGGTTTCTAGTACCGCATAATTACCAGCGACATGAAATACTCTCCCGTTGAAACCAACTAGGAAAACAAAGTCTTCATCTTCTTTTAGTGTAATGCCAGCGTCTTCATGTTGCTTACGCATCTCTGGAATAAACTTTGACACCATAAAGGTGTAGTGTTCTGTTCCGTCATAGGTAGGTGGTTGCCAGCCATATAAGATAACATCACAACAACGTGAGTTACCTGCACCAGCCATAACATAATCACCGACTTCAACAATCTTCTTCATGCTTTTATGCATGTATGGTCGTTCGGTGTCAGTTACTTGTGCATCTGCTGCAAAGGTGAATCCTTTGCTATCTCTGATGGCAATGATTGTAGTCATTATCCACCTAGTTGCGCTAGGATATCCTGAATGGTAGGTGCCCCAGGGGATGCTGCTACAGGAGCACCACCCATAGGTTCGGGTCCTTGTGCTTCAACTGGAGCACCCTCGCCTGGGGCTGCTTGTGGACCAGCAGCCATTTGTTCAAGTAGGCTCTCAGGAGTCTGTTCTTCTACTGCTGGTTCTGGCTGTTCTGGTTTCTTGAATACTTCCATTACAGCATCTTCAACGCTCTTACCACTACGGCGACTATCAATGGTTTGAGCAATCTTCATTACGATATCTGATGGGTCTTGTCCCTGAGCAGCCATCTGTGGAATGGCTTGGGATGTTGCGCTTAGCGCACCCATTAATGCGTTACGCATCTTTTCAATGTCAATGCGTTCAATTTCTTTAGATACGTTTACGTTCCAAGGTAGTTCCTGCATTACAAACTCTTGTGAGATTAGGTTTGCCTGTAGTGCCTGAAGGCTGAAGATAAGGGCACGTGATGGGTCAAGTCCTGACATCAGACCGTAGCGTACCTGTACGCTGTAATCTTCCTTGATGTCTTTTTCTGGGCTGTACTTCAAAACGTACGGAGCACCGTTGTAAGTCATCTGTGTTGACTTCTCGCCAGGGAACAACTTCTCGTCCATTTCCATGGCTAGTGCCATGACATCCTGCAATGTTTCTGCAAGGATTTGTTGACCAGCCTTGATTTGGGAATCAAAGCCACCAAGAAGTGCCTGAACACCAGAACCCGTAATTACGGATGCATTGATGTTTCCTGAGCGACCTTCTGGGTAACGAGCACCCATGCGCATTTCTTGCTCAAGAATCTGTTGTTCTTGGAATGCGCCCATTGGAATCTCTAGACCAACACGGCGAACACCCTGTGGGTTGGCAGTACGCATGACTGCATCAGGACCAAACGCAAACTCTTGCATGTCCTGTGGTACAACCATAGGTGCATTAACTGATTTCTCAGCAGCATCCATGGCAAGAAGGCTAAAGCGAGCACGAGCAATCTGTGCCCAGATGACATCATCAAACTGACCACGTGGGTCTTCGGTGTCAATGCCTGGACGCTTGGCAATACGCACACTTAGTTTACCTAGTGGGTTCTTTGCCTTGCGCAGAGGAAGGTTTCCTCGCTGTGGGAGGAACAGGATTACTTGGTCTTTGTCCTCGTAGCGAATCAAATCAAGTAGAGTGCCGAGGTCAATGTCTCTGCGGTCATCTCCACCAAGGATTTGGCGTTCGTACTCTGGGAACTCTACAAGTAGTTCTCCAATGGACTTAAGGTAACGCTTGCTATATGAAACACATCGTCCGTAGCGGTCATATTCTGGGTAAGCACCCAATGGGTTTTCTACACGAATGCGTGGCATACGAGCCTCAAAGTCAGGCTCTACAACAAACGGCAGGAAGGCATAGGTATTATACCAATCTGCGCCTGTATACATCTGGGTTTGTAACCCAGAATATTCAACGTAGTTGTTGACAATCATAGAACGCAAGTTAGCGTTCTTCTTTGCCCTGTCAGATGTTACGTCAGGTGTCTGACAATTAAACGAAGGTAGAGGTGCTAGGACCTCAGCCAAGTCACGAGCAACAACGTCAACGAAGTTGGCAATCATTGGCTTGTTCATGCCCTCAGGGAACATGTCTGGGTATACCGATACCATGTCACCACGGCGTACAGCAGTGATATCAGCCATACGCTGGTCACGTACTGAGTATCGCTGGCGTAGGTAAAGTACCTTGTCAGCGACCTGTTCCATTGAGAGTGCCATGAATATCCTTAAAGATAAGTTGTAAATTGTTCCATTGCTAAATCGTCAAGATTAACAACTGCTTGCTGTGCCATCTGTCGTTGAGTAACAAAGCGGCTAGTTGCGTGCCAGATTTGATTCCCAGAGTGCTGAATCATTTCTTTGGCTTTAATCTCGCAGAACCACAGAGCCATTACAACGTCTGTAGGGTTACGAGTTCCAGGCTTCCAAGTAATCAACTGATTGATTAGAGCCTTGATACCCTCGTGGTACTGAGGGTCTGGTAGTTCAATGAG